AATCTGCAATTTTCTCTTTGGATGGAAGCGATTTCATATTTTCAGGTTCGTATTTTCCTATTAGAAATTTAACATAATCTACTAGGGTGATATACTTTTTAAAACATTCTCTCTCTACTCCGGAAATATCCACAAATGTATATTTGTTATATGAATTGCGTGATACGTATTTGTCTACTTTCTTTTTAGGAGTTACATTTAATGTTTCATAAATAGGATTGTATAGGGTAATTTCATTTTCATCATAGGGCATTTCACAATTGCTCATTTAGTTAAAATTATAAAAAACTAAATGGAATTAAACTTAAATATTTTCTAATATCATATGAAAAAAACAGTAAAGCTTGTAAAAAAAATGAAATTCTCGCATAATGCGGAATATACTTACCCCGGCCTCGTACGATGGTATCATACCATGTTTGAAAAGTTGGGCTGGATGTTGCTTGCAAAGGAACACAATTTTGATGATAAAATCGTTGCTTACAAAAATTCTATTCGTCATCTTAAAGAAGGCATTATCAAAAAACATAAGGAAATGGAAGATCACGATAAGCGACGGGATTTAGAGATTATGTTGCATAATGTAGAAATATTGATCAAACATGCTGATCACGACTTTGCGTGAAGCATGAGAGCCATTGCTGCATAATTATGCAAATCAAGTAGCGTATCGTTCAATCCTTCATCATCTACCAAAGTAATACCATTTTTGCTGATAGATATAGCACGTTGAATTTTATCCTCAATTCGTACTAATACTCCTACTGTACCAAATTTAGCAAAAGCATCTCCATAATCTTTATTTTTTCTCTCGAATAATTCCAAACCTTTTTGTTGTATTTCCTTCATTTGCTCAACGCGATTCATTTCATATTATTATATCTTCTTTTTATATGTATTCTATTACAAATTATACACATAAACAGGCCAAGCGAATAGGTGTTTCGGTAAAACCTTCTAAAAATGCTACAAAAAAATTAAATGTTTACAAAGATGACAAGAAAATTGCAAGCATCGGTGCGTACGGTATGAGTAATTTTCCGACTTATATGAAAACACATGGCAAAACATATGCCAAAAAAAGGCGTCGTTTATATAAAATGCGCCATGAAAAGGACCGCCATGTAAAATGGTCGAGGGGTTGGCTTTCTGATAAATTATTGTGGTAGCATGATTAATTTATATTGGTATAATATATGCTATCATTTTTTACAAGTAAATCAAAGAGTGATAAAAAAACTGCAAATGCTAGACAGGCCGCAAATGCTAGACAGGCCGCAAATGCTAAACAGGCTGAGAATGAGAAACGGGCCAAACTTAAATTACATGTAGCAAAAGAAATATTAGAAAAAGGACAAAAAAATATAGAATACCGTAAGTTATTAAACAATTTCACAAAATCTGAAAAGATTGACCCAACAAATGAAGCATCTAAATTACGCGCAAAAAATCTACAACGATTAAAATCAAATGTATTGTATGCAAGAGCAAATTATTCACAAAAGTTGACAAATTTAAAACGTGGACTTGGCAATAAAGCTGACTTAAATGCTTCAAAAAAAGATTACGATGTTAAATATAAACGTCTATATGATTTTAAAAAGGGTAATTTTGTACCAGAAGCCGAACCTGTTGTTAAACCCTTTAAAAATGTAATGGCGCAACGTGATCTAATAAACGAAGCAATAAAAAATCCTATACAGGTCACACTTGGCGCTGAAAATCAGGCTTTATTAAATGCAGTAAATAATAACGAACTAGAAAAAGAAGTAAGAAACTATCATAATAGATTTGAAAGACCAAGGTTACGAAACCCTCCACCAATTCAAGTTCAGAATAATTCAAAAACTTCAATTCAAGATAGATATGTAAATAAACCATTTCATAATTTGAAAATATCGGAACGTCCTAAACCAAGGGTTAATGCGCGTAGAAATGTAACCTCGAATGTATTAGGCAATTCTAGGCGAGTATCTGTAAAGACACCAAGTAGACTCAGACCTCGTAATTCAAGGTCGAATTTACCAAAAAGTAAATCTATTTCGTATGCTAACTCGCTAGGACTAGCTCCACTACAAATTCCAAGCTCTCCATTAAATGTAGAATCAAGAACGCGACGCTTACAAGATAATTTGGCTGCAAGACGTCAGCGTAAGTCTCAATTCGCTGAATCTCCTAATCTATCACCTGAACAAGATTTAGATAGTCCAAGCTCTCCATTAAATGTAGAATCAAGAACACGACGCTTACAAGATAATTTGGCTGCAAGACGTCAGCGTAAGTCTCAATTCGCTGAATCTCCTGAACATGGGGAATCTCCTAAACGTAATCTAACACCCGAACAAAAAGATTTAGCGTTAAAATTTAAAACAGCTAAGGATGCATTACGTGAAATTAAGGGGACAACCGGGCGGTCCTATCTTCAAAAAGAAGAAACATTCTTGGCCGCTTATATCAATTTGAAACTATCCTTAGATAAATAGATTAGTACGTTTTATATCAAATAATTGCTTGTATAATATATGTCGCAATTACAACTTAAAAAATTTGATATGAAACGTATAACATTTTTGAAAGACGAAAACAAAGGACCAGTTGTAGTACTAATTGGTCGTCGTGATACAGGAAAAAGTTTCTTAGTCCGTGACTTGTTATATCACCACCGCGATATTCCTATTGGAACTGTAATATCAGGAACCGAAGCAGGTAACGGGTTTTATTCTAGTCATGTACCTAAATTATTTATTCATGATGAATACAATACTAGCATTATTGAGAATATTTTAAAAAGACAAAAAACGGTAATCAAAGAAGTAAACAAACAAATTGCGCTTTATAAAAAATGTCAAATTGATCCACGAGCATTCGTTATATTAGACGACTGTTTGTATGACAATGGATGGGCTCGTGATAAAATGATGCGTCTTTTATTCATGAATGGTCGTCATTGGAAAGTATTTTTGATTATTACAATGCAGTATCCACTTGGTATTCCTCCTACATTAAGAACAAATATTGATTATGTTTTCATTTTGAGAGAACCCTATATTGCTAATAGAAAACGCATTTATGAAAATTATGCTGGTATGTTTCCTACATTTGAATCTTTTTGCCAAGTCATGGACCAATGTACTGAGAATTATGAGTGTTTGGTCATAGACAATAATGTCAAGTCAAATAAGCTAAGTGAACAAATATTTTGGTATAAAGCAAATTCTGACATTCGTCATGATTTTAAACTTGGTTCTAAGGAGTTTTGGGAAATGTCAAAATCATTGGGAGACGAAGAAGAAGAGGCGCCATACAACCCAGATCAATTTAGGAAGATTGGGCACAAAATTAATGTTAAAAAAACGAAATGGTAATATGAATTTCGTAGCCTTTCTAATAGCGAATTATCTTGTATTTGATTGTAGTCGATAGGCCAATGCTTCGTTTGTTTGTAGTTGTTGAGCTAATGCTTCGTTTGTTTGTAATTGATGAGCTAATGCTTCGTTTGTTTGTAATTGATGAGCTAATGCTTCGTTTTTTTGTAGTTGATGAGCTAATGCTTCGTTTTTTTGTAGTTGGCGAGCGAATGCTTCATTTGTTTGTAGTTGTTGAGCTAATTCTTCGTTTGTTTGTAGTTTGCGAGCTAATGCTTCGTTTGTTTGTAGTTGTTCTTCTTTTTTTTGTAGTTGGCGAGCGATCTCATCTTGTTTGGATTTGTTTGGATTAGCTTTTCTACTTTTATTCGACAAAGCTCGGAATCTTCTAATATCTTCTCTAACTCTATTACTTTCTACTTTTTTTGAATAATTACTGTAAGAATTGCTGTTATTGAACGAAGCTTGGTATCTTTTAAAATTTTCTTTAAAACTTTTTGTTTTTGCATTTTCTGAATTGTTGTAAGGTCTGAATGAGGTATTTCTATTATTCCACGATGATCTGTATCTTTCAAAGTATTGTTCATGTCTTTCTGCATTTTTTGCAGGATCATAAGGTTTTGATCCGGGTGCAGCGTTATATTTTACACCAGAATTTGGAGCGCTATATGGGTTTGGTGTAATATAAGGCGTCGAATTAGCAGGAATAGCATGAGGTACATGAAAGGGAGGAGCAGCAAATGCAGTCGCATAATATAACGGTGTACCGTCTGTTGAAGTAATCGCAGCCGCAGGGGCAGCAAAAGGAGCATAAGTAGCAGGAGCTGCAAAGGGAGCAGAAGCTGCAGGAGCAATAAAGGGAGCAGAAGCAGGAGGAATATTTGAATTGTTTACAAAGTATACTGGATTATTATTTTTACCATGAGGAATCACATTAGAGCCTGTGCCAAATATATTAGGTGTAACCGCAGGGGCAAATGCACGTGAAGAAAAAGCAGACAATGCAGTTGTTAATGCTTCTGGTTTATTATAAGGACGGTTTGGATTATTTTCTTGTAACCGAATACGTCTTTTTTCGGATTTTGATACTGGTTTAGTATTAATTGATACGGGAGCAGGTGCAGGAGCAGGAGCAGGTGCAAACGAAGGAGCAAAAGCAGGGTCAGGTGCAAACTCAGTCGCAACGTATTGTGACTCTTCATCTTCTTTTTGCTTACGCAACATTGTTGATAATGCATCACCTGTTTTTGAAAATGCTTCTTTTAATCCAGGATTGGATATTGCAGATGCACGTGAAGAAAAAGAAGACAATGCTGTTGTTAATGCTCTTGGTTTATTATAAGGACGGTTTGGATTATTTTCTTGTAACCGAGTACGTCTTTTTTCAGATTTTGATACTGGTTTAGTTAAACCAAATACGTCATATGCATTAGATTGTATCGTGTTTGTTGAAGTTCCTAGAACATTCACAGGAATAGTATTAATTGATACGGGGGCAGGAGCAGGTGCAGGCGCAGGTACAGGCGCAGGTGCAGGAGCAGGAGCAGGTGCAAACGAAGGAGCAAAAGCAGGGTCAGGTGCAAACTCAGTCGCAACGTATTGTGACTCTTCATCTTCTTTTTGCTTACGCAACATTGTTGATAATGC